GGATATATTATCGCCCATTCTGAACCACTACTAACTTCAGATAACCCAGTTATATAATATGGAGTTAATCCAATTTCCTTGTCATCTTCATTAAGGGCAGAACATAAAGTAACCATATCAACTTCACGATTATTGCGTATCATTTCTCCAATTTTATTCCACAATCCACGGCTTTCATTTTGAAAGAAAACTTCTGGTTCTATATATGGAGCTACATCGTGGTATAAGCTTGAATTTTCTATAATACTACCAAGCATTGCATCTTCAGCTTCTTTTGCTTGAGGTAACATTAGTAACTACCTCCACCTGGGGTTGGAGGGTATGCTCTTAACCATTGATTAACCCACCAACAAGTTTCTTCATCTGCCACTATATCGCACATATGATGATACTTCCTTAAGAACGTACCTGGGATTGAACTAACTTCTTTCCTTATAGTCCTTGTTCTTTTACCACCACCTTGTTTTTTCATTTTTTGTAATGTTGTTGCTTTGTCTCTTGACATATTTACCTGCCTTTCTTTACTTAAAATAGACTTTCTTGTCTTTGTGAAATGCCTTTCCAATATTCGGCATTAAATGTTATTATTTCCGTAGAATCTTTTGATTCTTCCCCAATATACTTAAATGAATAAGCAATTCTATTTGATTTTGGGCCTGTTGTAAACATGGTTTGCCCACGTCTATCAACCCCACTATTATTACATTCTTCCCAATCTTTACTTGCTTGTCTTTTTAAGACTAATGCTGGGTTAGAAGTCCTAACGTAATAACTTTTCCCTAACGCCTTATAAAGTGATGCAAAGTAAGTTGTTAAGGAATATCCTAATCCCATACCTTGGAAGTCAGGCAACACTACTGTCCTATGACCCCTATATGCATCCTTAAAAGCACCATTAGGAAATGGCAATATAGATATAAAAGCAGTTGGCTTACCATTCCAAGTTGCACAAAAGTTTTTTGATGCTTTATTTAAATTCCCTGTTAGATAGTGATGTGATTTGAAAAGTTTCCAAGTTTCATATCTACATCGAAATATCTCCAATTTGACTTGTGGTCTTTGCCAAAGATACCTCCGTTTTTCTACCATTCCTTTATATGGCGAATAAACCCAATCAGGTTGCAACCATTCCAAAATATCAAAATGACAACTTGCAACTATAACCCTCTTGCCTGTTTTTCTTAAATATTTTTGCATAGCAAAAGACATTGAACAAGCAACTTCTCTATCTACTACACTTGTATATTCATCAATTACAGTAATTTCACTTTTTGTTGCCTTGCCTATCATGTATGCTAATTTTGCTCTATATTGTTCGCCATTAGACAATACTCCGTATGGTCTTAACCAAGATGGAACACTTGACAATCCAACACTTGATAATAATTTACAAGCTTCATCTGGTGTTAAGAAATCAAAGCAACTTATTAATGCTTTACTACCATCAAATTTAGGGTCTTCTAAATCCCCAAAAGTTTTAAGTATAGTTGTCTTTCCACTTCCAGACCCACCATAGATAACCCCAATATTCCAATCCCCAGCTTCATCAAGGTCTATGTTATTAGGGATAACACAAATGTTTTCTTCTTGGTTTTGGATATCGTAGGCATCATAAATATAATTTGTATATTCATCATTATTAATTTTTGTTCTTAATGTTATATTAGCCATCGTTTAATTCTTCTCCTGTTCCATCACATTCATCGCAAATTTCTTTTTCAGGTTCACCACAATGTTCTTTACAAGCAGGGCATAAATCATTTTCTTCCCAACGACCTTTCATATCATACCCACAACAACTCATTTGAATGTAACCATCGCCACAACAAGCATCGCACATGCTAATTTTCATATTTACCTTTCTGAACCTTGAATAGCCACAAATATCCTCACATATTATACCACTTGAAAAATATAATACTACTTATGGCTATTCTTCAGTTCTAAAACATTATTTTCTTTTGCTTTTTTTAATTTCTTTGACCCATATTCAGCTTTATAAGCACAACTTCTACACAATATATATGGATTCCAACTTGGAACACATCCATATCTTAAAAAACTCTTTTTATTCATAAATGATTTTTCACAATGAAAACAATTAAATGAATCTTTTTCTTTATTAAATACAGTATATGGCACTTGAAAATCTTTGCCCATGATTTACCTTTTCTTGTGTAAACTCCCCCCCAAAGGGGGGAGGATACTTTTACCTATATCGATAATAAGTGGACTTTGGGATGCCAAGTAAATTTGTTACCCTTTTAGCCTTAATTCCAAGAACTTTATCAAGGAATAATCCCAATGCCAATTTATATCGTAGCCGTCTAGAACGGCAAGTCTTCAGCTTCGACATCAACTATTTCTCCCCCTTCCCATTTAACGACATGTTTAACTTCAAGAGATTTACGTTCAACCCCATCAGTACCTTTCCAAGGCTTACCAAAGTTTAGTGTAGCAATAACAGGCTTCCCAACCATATCACTTACTTCAAGATTAGGCAATTCATAAATTGTCTTTTCTTTGCCATCAACTTCAACTTTAGTTTCTTTGCAAGGAACACCAAGTGCTTGAACTAAATCAAAATACTTCTTGTTGCCACCTGGGTTGGCTGAAAATTCATCAAATTCTGTTGGTGCTATAAAATGAAATACACCATTGCTTCTGACTTCTTTATCAGCATAAACACTACCATTATGTTCAACCATGTTTCCGTTTATGTCTTCAACTTCATAGGTGTTTTCAGCATTAGCATCACCATCTACCTTTAGGTAAAAGTTATAAATGTTTGACATGTACTTACCACGAACCTTAACGTCACTCTTTATTGTTGCCTTACTAATATGTCCAAGATATTTTCCAGGCACTAATCTAACGTTTTCTTGCACTTCTGATGGGTCAAAATAACTCATCGCTTCACTCATTGTTGACATCTTATTTTCCTTCCTTATTATCTATTATTGATTTTATCTTTCTTAATGTTGCATCAAAATTCTTGCTATTAATAGTTTGATTTTCAATGCCTGACTTTATTTTAGATTTAGTTGCATTATCAACTGATTCCAAATGTATTTCTATTACGCTTAATTGGTCTTCACTTAACGATATGTCTTCAACACGTTTGCGATAAACGTCATCACTTATATTACATAAACGATTAACAGCGACCTTAAAGCAATCCGTATTAGCACTTTTAATGTCATTCCCAATATCAACATAAGAACCATCAGTTTTCTTCTTCATAATCCTATGTGATGCCAAAGAATCAAAACTTCTCTTAATGCCGTTATCAAGTATTGTTAGCTTTCCATGAACAACTATCCAAGCATCTCCAAGAAATTCATACTTTAAGACTTCCCAATTCCAAATAGGGAATTGTTTGTTTAAAATATCTCGCATATAATGTTCTTCAACATAATCCATTCCTCCTTTGTCTTTAACAAAGAATTTAGGAGTATCCATCTTTGAAATTTCTTCATGTTGTCCAACCATATTAAATTGAGATTGTTCAATTAAAGATGGGTCAATCATATCCATCTTGCCATTAGGTTTATTCATTATCCTCTCCCTTCACAGAGTTCTTGAAAGTTGCAATATTTACATTCCCAATCCATAACAGGTGCAACCCCTTCCTGTAATGGTGGTAAGGAATTATCATTAATTCCTCCTTTATGACTATCAATAACGCCTGTCCAAAAAGTATATGCTTGGTCAATATATTCTAAATCAACTTCGCATTGCTTGGTAACACTTGTATCTTTGTTGTAATATATCAAAGCCATACCATCGCATCTACCAAACTCTTTTTTTATTGCATATCCATAAGTTCCAAGTTGTAATTCTTGATGAAAACTTGGCTTGGCTTCTTTCTTTCTACCAAACTTAAATCTCCATGACCACGAATTTGTTGTCTTAAAATCGTAAACATATACTTCGCCACTATCCATTATCACAACCATATCGATATAGCCTTTAACGTTCAATTCCTCGCATTCTATGGGGTGTTCTACAATTATATCTTTTACACCTTTTATCATTATGCTACCTCTATATCAAATTCATGACAATCTTCAATCAAATCACCATCTTCCCACATTTCGTCATAGATTTCTATTGCTCTTTGTTTAGATTTTGCGTCAATCATCATTGATTTATAAGTTATAATTTCTTGTCCACCAACTACATAAGTTCTTACTTTAGATTTATTAGATTTACTCATAACTTCCTTTACTATTTATTAACTATTATTAACTATTATTAACTATATATATATATATAAGAAAAAGAAAAAAGAATAAAAAGAAAAAGAAAATTATTCTTCTTCTTTGAACGCTTTCATTATCGTTTCTTGCAAGTCTTCGTGAACGATTGTTCCTAATTTCATAATTCTTTGTGAACGCTTGTCAATTTCAGTAGTGGGAGTCGCTTTTTCTATCGCTTCAAAGAATATTTTACGATTACACATGCCACTTGATGATGCACGATATCTACTATCTGTTTTTGGGTTCTTGGCCCTGTATTCTTTCGATTCTTTTATAAGTTGTTCCGTGTAGATTCCCATTAAGTCCAACATTTGATTTTCCTTTACAATAATTTATATTTAAAATTCCAATAGGAAAATTTATAACCATATAATTATAATTTCCAAAACTTATTTTTAAAAATATAACAATAATTATAATCAAGCACCTTTCCCAACTATTCCCACAAAAAAAAGAGGAAAAAACAAGGCAGAAGTTTGGACCTCCTGCCTCATTCTCATCCCTTAAACAGCACTAAAAGGGAGAACCTCCTTCAGGTTCTTTTGTGTCATTCTCATATTGGTCTAAAGCCTCTTGTATCCTATGAATTGCTAATGTAACTTCAGATATCAAGTGTTGAGCACAATACAACTGTTTTTCTAGCTTATCTATGTCAATCATCTTCATTCTATTTCCTCCCAAGGTTTTCCTGTAAAAAGTGCTATGAGCAAAATTACAGTTGATGCTATTAAGTATATTTCAGTCCAAGTCATTTCTTCTCCTTTTCCTTTTCATCTGCAAAGCCTTCAGCAATAGTAGAATCCATCATACCTAAATAGAGAAATATTGACCAATGATATTTCTTTGGAATTTTACCTATCATTTGATTAAACTCATTTTCTTGATGTTCTTTGCTTTGGAATGCTGCAAACATCCTCACTTTAGTTACATTATCTTTACTCACCTATTAAGTCCTTTCCACAAATATCACAGCACCCCATCTTTCGATAGGGGTGTCTGCAATCTTTGTATTTGTTTTTTAAGTATTCTCTTATTCTTTCTTCTGCACTTTTCTTTTCAGGTTTATTCATATCTACCATCTAAAAAATCCTCCCAAACTTCTAATAGATTTTTAAAGTATTCGTAAATGAATGATACTGTAAATATGATGATGAGAAAAATACCATATACCCATAATCTGACTTTTACGTAAGCCCAATCCATTACAGCTTACCTAAATACAAGTTTGGTTCGTCAATTGAGGGGGTCTTGTCTTTCAGTTTCTTTTCTTCCCAGCGAACACACTCATCACACATATCAATAAGATATGGTTCAGAATTGTAATCATCTTCTGTATTCCAACCTTCACTTACATCTATTGCAGTAATAGAATTTGTTTCTTCTCCACACCATTCGCAATTCCAAGTAGTATCTCCAACAACCTTTGTTTTCCTTCCGTAAGCTTTTGGTTCAGGTCTATTATTCTTATTCCAAAGGTTATTGAGGTACGAACCACTTCCTCCATATGAGCCATAGCTATAACAAGTCCCATAAGAGCCATATGAATCCTTATACGATTCGTTTGAATACCAGATTCCACCATCCCAATGACCCATATGCTCATTGATGATTGTCGTATCACCTGTCAAATCGAGGAATGCAAGTTTAGACGCACCAATATATTCAGCCATTAATGTTTGCATACCCTTATTGAGATGAAAGCCATCAGGCAATTGTGATAAAGTATCTTGATTGAACGTTTGAGTATCAGAATATATATCATCTTTCCTCGCCTTTCCTATCATTCCATTGTGAGCAAATACCAAACCAGTCCTAACCTTAAATGGATGAACATTGAGCGTTCCCTCACTTTGACCATGAGTTCCTATCCTAAAATGCACAATGAAATTTGTCTCTTTGCCGTAGGCTTTGACATCTCTCTTATATGCTTTATGGAATTTCTTAAAGTTCCTGTACTTCTTTATCTCTATCTTGCCATTTTTAACAAAACAATATCCTGCTCCATCATTATTGTTATCATAAGCATTTTGTAATTTCTGTTCTTCTATTGAAGAACCTTTTTCTTGTGTAATCAGTAAACACATATTTACTTACTCCTTTTTATTTGCTGTTTATTGGTTAATCTATTTCCATTCCTTCAGGTATAGAAAGAGGAAATCGTAATGCTTCTTTCAACCCTTCAGGTCTATCATCAAAAAACTTATTCAAGTTTCTGTATTCTTTTCTATTTCTTCTTGCGAAGTCCACAAAAGAATCGAGCTTTAATCCGTAATGAGGTGTCTTGTATGTAAAGTGATAAAGAGCATCACAATATTCAACATTCTTACGGAAAGAGACTTCTTCAAGATTCGCTTTAAAAACTCTCACTTCAACAGTTTGCCTCTTGCTTAAATTCACAGGAGAATATTTTTCTCCCCAAAGCATAGTGAACGTTTTAGCTGAACTACTACTTGTCCCTCTTTTTTTACTCTTTATGTTTTTAGCCATATTATGCTTAACTCTTTCAAGTGTACCAGCTTTGAACTTCGCCCAACGATTGTAAGCAGATGTAAATGGTCTTTGAGCAATGAAGTGTGTGAACGTTTTGTACTCATATATCATAGACATAAACTTTAAGAGATGATTGTCGGTAAAGGCATTTCTGCTCATATGAACGTGCATACCAGTACTCTCAGGGGCATAGCCTCTTATTGCACCCCTTTGGTCTAAAAACATTTCCTCAAAATCCAAATTCTTAAATGCAGAAAATGTCATTGGATGAGATACAATTTCAAAACCATTTTCAAGTGAGCCATCTTCTTTACAATATACAAACTTGTTGTTTTCTCCGATTTCTTGAGCAATATCATATTTATTGTAATCATCTTGACATTCAACCTCATTTTCGAAACCATAGTACAACCTGTTTATTCTATTCTTTTCTCTTGGGCTTGAAAACACACGTGAATAACTACCTGATTTGTAATCCCAGAAGTTCAATGGGTCAGGCATGTAATTGTAAGAATGAATTGGGGTAGGTCTGTCATCCCAACAGCTATTGCAAAACACTTGGTCTAATCTTTCTGAATATCTTGAAAATTCAGAATGCATAGTGTCATCACAGGTATCACAATAAGCGAAGTTGTCATCAGCACAACTTTGACAAGACCAAGTATCTCTATGTGTACACCAAGAGCCACCAATGTTATCTTTGTAGTTTTCTGAAAAAGCTAAACCACAATCTTCACATCTGTGAACGTCATGCCTCCAAAACATTGGAGTACAAAAATCACCTTCCCTGTCTTCATCATTACCATCATAAAGTGTTTCAGGAACTACCATATATTCTCTTATATAGGTTTCATCATCACCACCTAATTCTGAATCAATTATCATTGGTTCATTAGAAAAATATCTGACGTGATTCACAAAGACTTTGTGGGTAGCCTCATGCCTACGTTCAGGACTTCTGAACATGGCTTTTGCTATATATTCACAAGCATCAGTATCGCTTTCTATAAGCAATTTAATCATGGTTCTCAACCTGTCATTACCACTTAACCTATCTGAATCATTGTATCTTTCGACATGTTTTATTGGTTCTGAAGTATCTTCAGGCATATGGAACTTATAGGTTGGTACATTTACTGCTGCTGCTGGTTCTCCATCCAAGTTACGAGCATAGAAAGGTATTCTGTTTGTGTATCCAACTTCCCAACCAGATTCTACCAATAGTTCAGTTGAACTTGAAGAATGAGTTTCAGGGTCTTTGTCTTGGCAACCTCTTATGGCAACATATATTTTCCTATTGTCCTCTTTATACATAAACTTGTATGCAAGTATGTAAGAGTTATCAGGGTCATCTCTTGTGTCATGGAGGGTTTTGAATTGCCAGGGGGTTTCAATCAAGGCTGTTCTATCATCTAAATCAGATTGTATAACATGCCTATCATCTTTTGCTGAATCAACACGATTTATGCTAATGTGTTCCAGCAAGTCATCATAAGTGTTTAACTTATTCTGCATTTTTACTCCTTTATTTACGATTTATTTACAGGTTTACGTTATTAATAATAAGGAGGGAGATGAACGTAGGGTAAACAAATCCCTTGGATTCCTCACGGATTATCCCATCTCCCTAATTTTAATTTCTCATTTTATACCATATAGCATATAATTGCTTTTTGCTCAATTTACTTGGGTTCTTTAAGTTTGTATGCTCTTTTGCCCAAGCAACCAATTCATATTTATATCTGTATGGACAACTCATTTTACCATCTACCAGACATTAATTCTTTGCAATTAGGCACATCAATTCTCTTAATCCAAATATAGAGCTTTACAAACCATAATTCTCTATAAGAAGTAAGTTCATCACAAAGATTTTCAAGATTAACTTTGAGCATATCTATTTCCATTTCAAGATGCTCTTTGTCTTGACGAAGACCATTTATAGTATCAGCACTTTTTCTTATAGCAATTTTCATATAATCAGGTGATTGTAGGTATTCAGATATAAGCCTTTCTTTTTCTTCGTGCATAAGAGATACCCATTCCCTATATGACAATCCGTTATGTTCCCTTACAGATTTTTCTATTTGAGATTCTAATACCATTTTATTCAAACTCCTTTTTAGTTGCAACGTTATTGAACAAAGCGATTTCTACAATCTTTGAGACATCTTCCTTTGTGAGAAATACTTCCGTAACCTTATTGTTTATCAATTGAGATATAACAATCGTTCCAGACATCTCTATCCCTATATCTGTTTCAATCGCTTTTGAGTTTTTCTTACCACAGGTTTTATTTTCACAGCATTTTTTAGCCATTTTCTCTTTCCTTTACGTTTTTGTTTGTTATGTCATTTAACTTGGTTTCGCAATTATCACAAGAGCATCTTTCGAAATCTCTTTGTAAATCCATTGCGATATCATTTGCACTATCCGATTTGTACAAAACTTTGAGTAATAATAATTCTTTATCGTTTTTAATATATAGCGAAGTCCCATTAGATAACGTTAAACTACCATATAACGTTTGCATTGCTTGGAGAATTAATGGGTAATCAGGTTTGTTTGTGTTTGGCGTTCTTTCAAAATTCTGTTCCACTTCAAGAGGTATAATACCTTTGAGATATTCATTCCTTTCACGTAAACTATTAAATCGCAATGATTGATTGCGTTTTCCAAGAATACGTTGTTCGTAAACTTTACGTTTTATTTTCATTTTACGTTCCTTTATCTAACGTATTTAATAACGATATCTTCGTGTGTTGCGACATCGAATAAAGCGATTTCACAAACGTCATTATCCCACCATTCCGTTACTACACATTTCGCAATTACCCTACTATTACGTTCTAAATATACGTTAATAATATCGTTTACCCTAACGCTTCCTTTATTAACCCTTTCATATAATTCCGTAATGCTAATAGGAGAAATCCATTCCACATTACGCTTTTTATTAATTTCGTAATATATATAACTTACGTTCTTTTCCTTTACGTTCTTCATACAGATTTTTTTCCTTTACGTTTTGTTTTGGATAGCCGTAATGGATGGGCATTTCGCAATACCCACCCAATACAGATTTTTTCCTTTCCGGTTTATTCGTCGCCGTCGTTCTTAATAGTTACCGTAATCTTCCATTTTTTACCCAATGCCGTAAAACGTTCTTTTACAATTTCGGTATGTAGTTCCTTAATTTCGCAAAACGCTTTATACATTTCCGGGTTTTGTTGTTCCATCGCTTCTAATTTCGCATCCGTCTTAATACGATGGTTTACGATTGCGTAACCTTCCATATTTACACCGGCATTCTTTAATGCGTTATATGTTTTTTCGGTTACCCTTTCGATTACGTTATTATTAGTCATTTCGGTTTTTATAGTTTCGGTTTTTTTAGCCATTTCGATTATTCCTTATGTTTACGTTCTTAAGAACGCTTTTTTGGTTTACGTTATTTTGACGGTTCTTTCCATCAACTACTTAAAACTACGACTTTTGTACATCATTTGCAAGACATTTAAATCCTTGTAAGTGCCTTATTTTACGTACACTTACGGGGGTTGGCGTATGGTCGAAAAATGTTGGGGTATAATCGTGAAACACACGAGATTAAAATAATAATTTGAAAAATAAAAAAATATTGAAAAGAATTTGAAAATAGTGCTATATTTATATATTAGTTATTTGAAATAATATGGATAATTTGAAAAAAGATATTATAATTCAGAATCGGATACTTACACGTGATAATTTAGTGTATAAAAATGCTTTAAATCTTGCTATGGAAGGCTTAAAGAATTTGAATATGTATGACAATACTAATATTAGTTGTCAAACGATACGTGAAGTTAATAAGATTTTGAAATCAAAATAGTTTAAAGGATTTATATGTCATATAATTCTAATAAGCAACTAACTCATAAGCAAAAGTTAGCTGTTGAGGCACTTGCCTTGTCGCCAAAATTAAATCAAAAAGAAATAGCAGAAAACATAGGTGTTTGTAATAAAACAATCGTCAATTGGTTGAATGACCCATTAGTAATAGACGCTATTTATAAAAGATATATGGAAGTGGCAGGGATAAAATTGCCAGCAGTTATAGGTGCTATGATTAGGGAAGCTGAAGGTGGAAATGTTCAAGCAGGTAGGTTGGTTTTAGAACATTTTGGTAAGTTAGATAATCGAATAAAAGTGCAAGTTGAAAGTCCTTTTGAAAAGTTTATGCGTTTTGAAGAAGTAGATGTTGAGGATGCCGAATTTGTAGAAAATAAGGAGGTTACGGATGAAGTGGTTAATTTTGCTAGCTCAATTACTGGACTTATCGATGAAGATGTTGTATTGCGTAATCGTGATACCAGCAATGATAATCCTAGTCGTAGGAAAAGAGATGAAAAGCGTTCTATTGCCTTGGCTACACAAAGTGAAAAAAAGAGATTGGAGAAAATCGAAGTTCAACGAAATATGTACCAACGCAGAAAACGTGCTAAAGCAGTGGAATTAGCATTATTGCCTAAAGGTCGCCAAACCAAAAGTGTTCGTGACAAATGGTGGGATGAATTAGAAGCATTAGAATTAGAAAAATTTGGGGAAATTCGTGGCGAAAGATTTTAAAGAAAGAAAAAAGAAGCAAAAAAGAAAGAACTTTTGTAAGAGTATTAGTTATAGTAGTTATATAGAGTATATATATAATAATAAGAGTATATATATAGAGTATATAAGTAATACTACACTTCCAATTCTTTTTAGATGAACGAAAAGCAATTTCAATTATATAAGAAAAAAATGTTTAAGTTTACTGGCTACGTACCTCACGCTGGTCAAGAACGACTTCACTTTCCTGACAAGTCTTCAAGGTTCACGGTCTCTGTTTGTGGGCGACGTTGGGGGAAATCTATTGCTGCTTCAAAAGAAATAGAAGCAATCATTACCCAACCTAATAAAAGGGCTTGGGTTGTAGCACCATCATACCAGTTGGCAGAAAAGGTGTTTCGTGAAGTATGGAATGAGCTAGTAAACAAGCAAGGCATACCCACAAGACGTGCATCTTATCGTGATATGTATATCGAAACAGAATGGGGTAGTGTATTTGAAGGTAAATCAGCTGATAACCCCCCTTCACTTGTGGGTGAAGGTTTAGACTACTTGGTGCTTGATGAAGCTGCAAAGCAAAAAGCAACTGTTTGGGATATGTACTTGCGACCTACTTTGTCTGACCGAAAGGGAAAGGCACTTTTTATCACAACTCCTGAAGGTTATAATTGGGTTTATGACAAGTATTTGCTTGGGCAAACCGATGAAGATTGGAATAGCTTTAATTCACCTTCTTGGGAAAACCAATATGCATATCCAAAAGGAAAAGAAGATGTTGACTTGCTAGAAGCTAAAAGGAATATGTCTTTAGAAGTATTTGACCAAGAATATGGGGCAAAGTTTACAAGTTTTGCAGGTCGTGTATATCCGTTTGATAGAATGGTAGATATGGGCGACCACCCTTACAACCCTATTATCCCAACATATTGTTCTATTGACTTTGGTTTTAGAATGCCTGCTGTTGGTTGGTTTCAAACTTACATGGTTGATGGGGTATGGCATGTCAATATGATTGATGAATATTTACATCACGAAAGAATAAGTACTGATGATTTGTTGCAAGTCTTAAAGGTTAAAAATGCACAATATAAGGTTATGCATACATTTGGCGACCCAGCAGGTGTAGCAATGCAATCGTCAAGTGGGATGTCGGACATAGAAAAACTTCGTCAAAATGGTATAATTGTTCGCTTTGTTCGTGATAAAATTAGTCGTAAATTAGTAGAAGGGATTTCTCATGTAAGAAACTTCATTGAAAACGCTAATGGGGAAAGATTCCTTCACTTAAACAATAATTGCATCGGAATGGCAGAGGATTTGGAAAATTACAGATATCCAGAACACTCTGAAGGAAAAGCATTGCGTGAAGTACCTATTAAGGATGGATATCATGACCATGGATGTGATATGATTCGTTATTTTTATTTGAATAGATTCCCAATCAAACAACAAAGATTGGAATTTGCAAGGAGATAGTATGTCGGCTAATACAAGGGATTATTTAGGACAAGCATTACAAGATTTTAAATTAGATAGGTTAAGGCTAAAAAGAAAAGAAATAGAAAAGTATTTAGACTTTTATACAGGTACATCAATTGGGCAATACATTGAACCTTACTTTTCTGGGCAATCATTCAAAGAAGTACCAGTCTATGAATCTAATATAACAAAGAAATTTATCAACAAGCTTTCGAGGATATATACGCTTGGGGCTAAACGGAATGTAAACAAGAATTACGAAGATATAACTTCTTCAAAAGATGTAATATTAAAACATTTGGAAAGAATGACAAGGTTGCTTGGCACTATTGCTGTGCAAATTGGGTTTGATGAAGTGAAGGGATTTACATATAACCCTATTTATTACTTTATCCCTTACTTTAGTGATAGTGACCCTTTGAATCCTGTTGCCATTGCTTATCCATTACTACCTGCCTACGACGACCCATCAAAATCCAAGGGTGAAGAAAGATTCGCATATTGGGATGATGAATTTTACATTGAACATAATGCTGAGGGGGTAATCGAAAAAGAAATTGCTCACGGATTAGGAATGATGCCAATAGTATTCTTCCATCGTGAACATCAAATCGATTCTTTCTTCGTAGAAGGTGCTATGGATATCGTTAATTGCAATCAACACTTGAATATAACTCTTACTGAACTTCAATTGGGGTTAAGATTTCAAATGTTTGGGCAACCATGGGCAACAGGCGTTCCAGAAGCAGGAGCGATGTCTCGTGGGGGTACTGACACCACGATAGTATTGCCTGAAGGGGCAAACTATGGAATCGCTTCTCCTGGTGGAAGTGTCATGGATACAATTGAAGCTATGAAATTTCAAGTAGAATTAGTGGCATTAGCTAATCATATGTATGTACAATTTGCACAAGATGGTGGGGAAACGCCAAGTGGTTTAGCTCTACAAATCAAAGATATAGAATCTTATGAAGATATGAAAGATGATGTTGAATTATGGCGTATGTATGAAAGTAATATATATGAAATAGAAAAAGCACATGCAAAAATTAACAATCTATCTTTACCTGAATCATTTGGTATTGATTTTATAGAAATGGAATATCCTACATCTATTGCTGAACAAATACAACGTGATGATTGGGATTTAAAAAATGGTCAAACGACTTTAGCTAAAATAATGGTTAGGGAGAATAAAGACTTATCATTAGAAGAAGCACAAAAGATAATAGAAGAAAACCTTGCAACAAATGGGATAAACGCATTACCTTTAGAAGAGGAAAAGGAAGAGGCAAAGGAAGAAATAGAGACCGAAGAAAAAGAATAGAGGTTAACGATGGCTAAAAGAAGTAAGTCAGACCCATTGAATAAAATGATTCACATGGCAAGTGAACTTCAACGACATTCCAAGAACATGGCAAAAGAAGATGCCCCAATCTTTCGATTACATACAGCAAAACTTGCAGACGCAGTTCGTGATAGGTTGCTAAAAGGTATTGCTAATGGATATGATATTAGGGGCAAACAATTCAAGCATCATTCAAAAACTACAACAGCAATAAGGAAAAGAGACGCACTTGGTGGTAAGATGGGGGCAAGTCAATTTGGGGGTGGTGATGATGCAGCTTATGAAGAAGCAGCAAGATTAGAAGGTATGGAAGTAGCTTCAAAGGTAACAAAGAAAACTTCAACCATAGGTGGATATAAATTTACTGCAGGTCCAAACGAAACTATACTATATGATGGAAAAAGGCCTGGTGGGGGCATAGTTGATATGATTGGAGACACCCTTGCAAAAAGCAAGGTTGTGCTTGCTGAAAAAACAAGTGTTAAGATTAAGGCTGATTCATTGCAAACGTACCAAAAATTGCAACATAAAGGGTTTACTGTTCCTAAAAGTAAATTCTCTGAAAAATGGAATACTAAAGGGAAAAGTGTTCCTGCACGTGAATGGCTTGGAATACCAGTTACATATCGTGAAAATCATCCAGGGTGGAGAGAAGCTATGGGCATACTTGCAGATGTATTAGAAAAGGAATATGGGAGAATAATTAAGGGTGGGAAAGCCAATTTACATTGGTATAAAAAATCTAAAGAAGGGAATGAAAAATGGCAAAAGCTAAAAAACAAGGCAAAGTAATGGATGAAATAGAAGAACTTTATGATATGGTTGATGCTTTAACGGAAGATGTTGATAGGCTTTTTAAAGATTTATATGTTGACCCTTTAGAAGAAAAGGAAGATATTAATCATAATATTTGTGGAGTTCCAGATGAAGTGTTTAAATACATGGAAGAAAATTGCACTTCAATGTTTATGGGTATTTCCTGAAATAATTTTGAGTTGTACTGTGTTTAGTATTAACTTTCCCACGTTTTTAATAATTTAAAAAGGAACATTCAGATGAGTGAAGAACAATTAGAAGGTCAGCAAGACCAAACACCTATGCCTGAAGGCGAAAGTGCAGATTACAAGACTTTATACTTCGAAGAAATCAAGAATGCTAAAAAACAGCGTGCTAGAGCTCAAGAAGCAGAAGCAATTGCCGACAAATATATAAAGAAACAAGAAACATTTAAGGCTAATCAATTAAAAGAGCAAGAAAAGTTTAAAGAATTAAGTGAAACTTTACAAGCTCAATTAGATGATGCGTCTCCTTATAAGGAAAAATGGGTTTCTTTTGAAGCTAGTCGTAAAGAAGAATTGCTTTCAAAATTGCCTGAAGGTGATAGAGAAGGTCTTAAAGACGAAAGTCTAAAAACATTAGAATACATAACTTCAAAATTAGAAGATTCCAAGCCTGTTAATGTTCAACAAAGTGTTGGGGCTGCTAGAAATATCAATGAACTACCGAAGGAAAATATTTTTGGATTACCAGCAGAAGAACGTCAAAAGTATTGGGATTCTTATATGAAAGATATGGCTTCTAAAAAAAATATTTAATTTTTAATTTTAATTTAAGGAGTAAACAATCATGGCTATAACAGGTCAAGGTGGTGGTGGTTTAGGTGCTGCTTCAAGTCAATTTTTCTTGGATTTTGTCCCAGAGGTTTGGACTGAAGGTATTCGATACTACTTCCAAAAGAATTTAGTGTATGGTGCATTATCTACTGATTGGTCAAGTGAAGTTGTTGGTGGTGGTGATGTTGTTAATATCCCAAGAATAAATGAACAAGGTGCTGATTCATTAGCATTAGGTGGTTCTATTACTTGGAGTGCTAACACAACTGCTGAAGGCAAAGACACTTTGACAATTAATAACCATCACTATGCTGGTATTTTAATTGAAGATGTTGCTAAAGTTCAATCAAGCACAGATTTAATGTCTAAATATGCTCAAGAAATGGGTTATGCATTAGCAAAGAAGATTGATGTTACAATCGAAGCTGGGTTTGCAAGTGCTGCTGATAATTCAATCGAATTAAGTGGAAGCACTACTGGTAAGTTTGCAGCTAAAGCTGATGTAACAGGTCTTTTAAAGGTGTTGGCTGAAAACGATATTGATTATCTTGATGGTCAAACAGTATTAGTTTTAAGCCCAACTCTTTATTCGTCTATATTTGAATTGGATGAATTTGCAAGTGCTGATTCACTCGGTGTTAGCAATGGACCTCGTGTTAAAGGGTGGTGTGGTACATTATTGGGTATTCCAGTATATGTATCTACTGTTATGACTGCTGGTACTTATGGATATATGTTCCACAAGTCATTCAACAATACTGCTTTTTCTATTGCACCAAGAGTTCAAGAACAATATGATGTAGATTATCTTGGAACAAAGATAGTTACTGATGCTGTTTGGGGATTCCTTGGTAAGGATGAAAACGCAACTGGCAAACGTAGATGTTGGAAATTATTAGACGCATCTTAATAGATGTCTAATTAATTAATAATTAAGGGGGATTTATTCCCCCTTTTTTATTTCTAAAAAAAGGACTAAATTACACCATGGTAGAAGATATAAAATCAATAGCAGAAGAAGTTTTATATAAACTTAATAGGTATAGTGATGATGCTTTAGCAATGATTGTCAGAACAGGTAATGCTGAAACTGGCTATCGAAAGTTAGTACAATATGGTGGAGGGCCTGGATTAGGTTTCTTTCAAGTTGAATTAGCTACTGCAAAAGATATAATTGAAAACTATGTTAAGTATAGGCCTGAATATTTAAAGGTTCTTATGGAACTTGGGTTAGATGAAAATAATTTAGAATTTTGCATAAAGACCAATATAGCTTTACAGGTTGCATTTTGTAGATTGCATTATATGAGGGATAAAAACCCTATCCCATCTTGGGCTGATTTAGAAGGTCAAGCATCTTACTGGAAAGAAGTTTATAATACCCATTTAGGCAAAGGAACTATAAAGCATTTTATAGAAGCTAACGAAAAAGATTTTTAGGAGTAAATATGGCAAAAAGAAGCGCTGTAAGACGAGCGATTGTAACCCCTGATAAACACTTTCCTTTGGCTCATATGCCTTCAATAGATGTGTTATGCCAAACAATAGAAATTGTAAAGCCTGATATATATATTGACCTTGGTGATGTAGGTGAATGGGAAAATGCAAGTCATTGGAAATGGTCTAAAAGAAAGCGACCTCCTTTAGAATATATAACTCCAGGTATTGAACAAGATATTTTAGATGTTAATGCTGGGATGGATATAATAGATGAATCTTTAGATAAAGCAAATTGCAAAACCAAGCATATGATTGAAGGGAATCATGATGATTGGATGAATAAGTTTACTGCTGAACATCCTTATTTAAAGTATAAATTTAAAGATGTTGTAGATTTAAAAGGGCGTGGATATAAATATCACCCATGTGGTTTATCCCCAAATCAATATTTAAAAATAGGTAAGTTAAGTTTTTATCATGGACATCATTTTGCAAGTATGCATCATGCGAAAAACCATTTATCAAGATTGGGTGGTAATGTGATGTATGGTCATCATCATGATTTGCAACAAGCAAGTGTAACACATATGGATGGAGCAAAATCTGCTTGGTCTATTGGTTGTTTGAAAGATATGAGTGCAGAAGAAAATCAATGGCTTGGTGGAAGACCTAATAATTGGTCTCACGCTTTTGCTATTGTAGATTTCTTTGAAAATGGCTATTTTACAGTACATGTTATACAAATAATTGACGGAAGAACTTCCCTTTGGGGAGAAATCATAGATGGGAACAAGTAAATGGATTTAGCCATTATAGACCAATATGGGCTTCCTATTGCAATAACAATAGCTTTTGGCTACTTTATATGGAAGCAACAACATTGGATTCAAAAAGAATTAGTTGAAGATTTGGATGACCAATTCAAGCGATTAGAAGGTATTATTATTAAGTTAATAGACCAACAAAAAATAACCCAACTAGATATCAAGCAAGTAAAAGGCTATATTGAAGGGATTGAACATATTTTGTCAGAATTAACAGGGAACGGATTAAAAAAGTGACTGATTCTTTAAAAACGATTGGAACAAGTGTAAGCACTATTATGGTCAATGTTTGGGATTTAGTCCCTGAAGCATTAGGTGTCTTATTAATAGTATTGAATATAATTTATGTAATTATAAAAATAAACAAGGAGAAGTAATGGGAATTTTTGGAAACTTGGGCGACCAAGTAATTGATGAAGTATTTGGTGATGAACTACAAAAAGAAGTTGTAGATGCATTAAATAAGAATGTAGATATTCCTTTCATATCAGAAGAAACTGAAGAAAAAATGATGAATGCTTTATATGATACTGTTGAAGGCGTTATAAAAGTTGCAATCAAAAAAGCTCTCTAATGAAGAAAAACTTGCAATTAGATGTCCCAGTAGATGGCAATTTAAGGGTTGTTAAGGATTCTGATGGCAGTAATACAGCATTAGAAGTTTCTAAAGATAAAATTAGAATTAGTAATTTAGATGTTTATGGAGAAGCTAAAGGGAAAACCCCAATAACCCCTGATGGTTACGCCACAAAGCAATATGTGGATGATAATGTAGGTGGTGGTGGAGGTGGAATAACAGTTCAATCAGCTAACCCTTCTGCTATATCTGAATTTGATTCTGTAGATTTTATTTATGGTACTACCAGTAGGAGGTTATACCATAAAGTGGATTCAAATACAATGGCGTATGAATCAATGACAGAAGTGTCTCTTATATTTTCTATTTCAGATACTACATTTAGAACAGCAGCTTCTGGTGGGAGCGAAACAGCAAATGCAATTTTAGTTGGGACTGCTACGAATATGTACCTTGATGTTAATTATAATAATTCTGATGGAACTTTAGATGGCAACCCTACTATTTTATATAAGAAAAATGGTTCTACAACTGATACTGGTACAGGTCATCTAGGTACAAGTGTTACATCGCAATCACAAACTTCATCAACAGCTTTTGTAGTACCACAAACAGATAATGAATCTGATTCTTCTGCTGATGGGGCATTTTCAAGGCATTGTGCAAGTGGTGATTATATAACAGCCACAGTAACTTCAATAGATGGGACTGTTTCTGATTCTGATACATCTGAAAAATACTATTTTGTAAATGGTATCATTTGGGGCTCTTGTGCTGCAGACACAGGCCCAACAGCTGCTGAATTTTTAGAATGTTTTACTGCAGGTTTGGATTCTACTAGTGGTAAAGGTTATACCTTGCCCACGTTGTCTGGGGGTAGTTTTACTGATTCTCAATATCATAGTAACTTTGGTTCAAGGCAAATTAATTCTGATGGTGGTGAATATATATTTTTTGGTTGGCCTGACCAAGGGGGGACTGCAACAACTATTCAAGATAGTTCTGGCACAGATATATCAGGTGACTTTAGAGCAGTCCAAACAGTAGGAAACACATCTACATACCCTAATAGTGCTGGATATATGGAAACATATAATGTTTATGTAAGTCAAAACCCAAATGTTAATGTGGAGGCAACTGTAACATAATGAGTAAAGTAAGATACAAGATATCAATGACTCCTTTAACCACTGTAAGTGCATCAGCAGATGCATATTTAGCTCATGATGTTATCAATAGTGATATTGGAAAAACATTAAGTTCAGATTGTGAAGTTACAGTTGATACAGCAGGTCATACTACTGTTGGATATGCTTCAAGTACAGTAGCATATTTAGAAGCTGTTGATGATGCAAAAACTCAACTTGGTGCAGACAATACAGCTTATGATTTTGTATATATAAAGCATACAGGTTATAGGTATGGTGATGCAACAACTTTAAATGTCAACGCAACTACTGATGCTTTAAAGATTTTAGTTGAAACGACTGCTGGTTCTGCTTGGACACATATTGCATCATTACCTCCTGGGGGTTCTATTGTTTTACCTAATTTCCCTGCTCAAGGAGCTAATTTAGGTCTTTTTGTGGAAACGTCTGGTGCATCACATCATATTGCTGTAGAATATGCATTAATAACATAGGAATATTATATGCCAAAGTTTATAGGAAAAATAACTCGTGATGATGCTTCTGATTTTAAGTTAATCCCTGCTGAAGATATTGATATTAGAGGGGCAAATGACCTTTCTAACATTACCTTGTCAGATGATGATTATATTATTATTGATGATATTTCTATGTTTCCTGGGATTGATTCTGGGACTGAAAATTCTACAGGGAAGATTACTGTTGCTCAATTAAAAGCTCATATTAATAATTATGGAATAGCTAATGATAATGGTGTTCAAATAGATGCTGCTGATGTAGCAGAAGATGATTATGCACAATTTACTGCTGATGGAGTAAAAGGAACAAGTGCTTCAGAACTTTTAACAGATATAGGAGCTTTATCAACTTCAGGTGGGGGTATGACTGGCGATATTACTATGAGTAATGGTATTATTCAATGGATAAATACTACTGATACTTCAAATGGCCCAAAGCTTTCATTATCTAAAGAAAGGGCTAGTACAGCTCCAGTAATAGATGATTCTTGTGGTTCTATTGCTTTTGCAGGGGAAGACAGTGCTGGGAATAGTCAAAACTATGCAGTTATAAATTCTAAATCAAAAAATGTAACCAGTACCACAGAAAAAGGTGAAATAGCTTTAAGTGTTGCACAAAATGGGAATTTGTATAATGTTATAACAGGCACAGGTGGCACTAATACTGGCGATGTAGAAATTTCTCTTGGCGATAGCAGTACTAGTACAGTTAGTTTTAATGGGGATACTCTTAGTTTTAAACAAAACCCTACAATTTTAGCGTTACAAGCTGGGCATGCTTTAAGGATTACTGATGGGGGAAGTACTTATACGCCAACTCATGAACTAGAAGTAGTAACTAAACATTATTGCGATGGCAACAATAATCAATTTACATTTCAAGCAGGTGGCAAAATGTACACTAGATATGATAATTGGTATTTCCCTGATACGCAATATGGATATTCTGGTAATTTATGGCGAAGTAGCTATAATAGTTCAACAATGATGTCAACATGGAGGGCTGATTATCATCCACTTTTTGTAGCTCCTGCAGATATTACAATAAATGAAGTTCGTGTATATGGCAATCCTACATCTACAGAAACCTTTGAATTTGCAATGTCGTATGGCACACCAAGTTGGGGAACAACAGCACACACAAGTATGACACAAATAGGTACTACTTTATCAGGTAATTTAACTAATGGTCAACCAAGTGAATTGGCAGACACAGGCTTAAGCGTATCAGTTTCAAAAGGGGATGTAATAGTCCCTCAATGGAGAAGGACAACAACTGATACTAGTACGTTTCTTTATTTTGAAGGTTTATTTATGATAATTGGAGTTTATGCATAATGGCTGATTTAACAAAACCAAGTAATACTTCTGAAGATTATTTGATGTTGCAAACAATTGATTCACCTGAAATGACTGTTTTACTTGATTTGCTATCAACAGTAAGAAGTACAATAGATAAGACTAATGTAATAGATAATACTTCTTCTATAAGCAATATAGATTTAAGTAAGGTTGAATTTGGCATATCTGAATCAAGAGGTACATATACCTTAAGTATTACTGCAACTTTAACAGATACAATAAAAGGAACTACTTCGACAAAAGTAGGAACTTTAACTTTAAGATAGGAAAATTATGAGTTTAACAGGTAAAACAAAAGCAAGTACATATAAAGATTTATTAACAATATCTAATAATAATAATGGTATAGGGACTTCAGTAAAGTCAGTTATGACTGGAGAAGGCACTTCAAGTTCTCTCCAATTATCTGATGATAATTCATTAGTAAAGCCTAATAATGACAATACAGCTACAACATTTTCTGTTCAAAATAGAACTGCTAATACAGTCTTTTCTGTTGATACAATAAATTCTCAAGTAAAGGCAGGTAAGCATGCTGCTAACAATGTTTTGACGCAATATAAAGATTTTGGAGTTTTTGATTATACTTCTGTATCTGGTTATCATCATCCAATGTCTCATGGTAGCTTTATACAATCACCAAGTGGGGATGAATTTGATGGGGATGTTAATGGGACTGACTTTGGTGGTAATAGTGCAAATCCAGCAACAACACTAACTATCC